TTAGGATAAACCAACATGGCAAGTAAAAAGAAATTACTCCAAGCAGCCGCAGGTGCAGCAGGTGGCGCAGGTCTTGATGTAGACGAGGTGTTCAGCACGTTTTTGTATACTGGCAATATGGCATCATCACGAGACATTGTTACAGGTATTGATGCAGCTACAGAAGGGGGTATGGTTTGGATTAAAAACAGAACAACATTCCCTTCTGGCTCTGGGTATGATCAACATTGGATTTTTGATACAGAACGAACAAGCCGATACGCACTAAAGACAAATTCTACAGATGCAGAATCTTTTTTAAGTGTATTTAAATCAATAAACACAGACGGTTTTACTGTGGGCGATGAACTTAATTATGGCATACACCCTACATATGGTGGCCCTGTAGACTTCGCCTCTTGGACATTCCGCAAAGCCCCTAAGTTTTTTGATATTTTGACGTATACTGGAAATGGTACAGCAGGTAGAACTGTAAGTCATAATCTAGGTTCTGTGCCCGGAATGATTATTGTTAAGTCTAGAAGTAATGCGGAAAGTTGGTATGTTTACCATCGGGGAGCAGACGCAACAGCACCAGAAGATTATTTCCTTGAGTTAGAAAAAACTGCCGCAAGAACAAATGCAGCTTATGCTTGGAATGACACTGCTCCAACATCAACAGAATTTACTGTTGGTGCTGTAAACGACACTAACCAGAATGGTGCAACTTTCGTAGCCTACCTATTCGCACACAACGATGGTGACGGTGAGTTTGGTCCTAATGGTGACCAAGATATTATCAAGTGTGGGAGTTATACCCCTGATGGCTCTGGTAATGCTACTATAAATTTAGGTTTTGAGCCTCAGTTTCTTTTAATTAAATGTAGTAGTGTAGGTGGGACGTATAGAGGTTGGGCCATGTTTGATGCAATGCGTGGGGTTCCTACTGGATCAAACACTTCTTTGATTGAGGCTAATCTTTCAGATGCAGAGAAGCAGTGGTTTCCAAATCCTAGATTTACACCAACAGGCTTTGAAACAACGTCTGCGGATCAGGCTGATACTGTTAATACTGGAGGTGAAACCTACATCTACATAGCCATTCGCCGTGGCCCACTAGCTGCACCTGAGAGTGCGACTGATGTGTTTGCTATGGACACGGGAGCTAATTCAACACCTTCCTTTGATGCAGGGTTTCCCATAGACGCTTCACTTGTTGGTAGAGTTGATGCTACAGACAAGTGGTTTTTCACCCCAAGACTAACAGGTTCAAATTATTTAGATACAGCAACCACTGCTGCTGAAGCAAGCAGCCCTGCTTTCGGAAGATGGGATTATCAGACACAGTATTACGGTGGTAACTTACCTAGTACTTATCAAGCATGGATGTGGAAACGTGCACCCTCGTATTTCGATGTTTGTTGCTACCGCGGCACAGGAAGCAATAGAACTGTAGGCCATAACTTGACGGTGCCGCCTGAGATGATTTGGGTGAAGGCAAGGGATTTGGCTGAAGATTGGAATGTATATCATTCCGCTTTAGGTAATCAAGCTTATTTAAAGTTAAATACAACTAATCAAGTTGTCACATCAAACACTAATAGATGGAACTCTACTTCACCAACAGCAAGTGTTTTCTCACTTGGAACAACAGACGGTGTTAATAAAAATAGTTATAACTACATAGCCTACCTTTTTGCTACCGTAGCAGGTGTATCCAAGGTGGGAAGCTATACTGGAAATGGCACAAGTCAGACTATTGATTGTGGTTTCACAAATGGTGCTAGGTTTGTGATGATTAAGCGAACAGATGCAAATGGAGATTTTTGGATATTTGATACTGCAAGAGGTATTGTTACAGGAAATGATAGTTATTTAGCCTTAAATTCTAATATTGCTGAAAATGCGTATGGCGCTGGTGATAATATAGACCCCAACTCAACGGGTTTCACTATTAATCAAGAATATTTGACTCAGGCAAATGTATCAGGCGCATCTTACATCTTTTATGCCATTGCTTGAGTATAAATCAACTGACGAAAGGAGTATCAACTGATGTCAGAATACAGAGAACGAACCACAGGCGAAGTTAAAACGCAAGGGCAATGGAGAGCAGACTTTGCTCATATGTCATTGCCTAGAGTATGGAAAACAGCAACGCTCGACGCAATGAACCTAGACCCTGTACTCGCAAGCCCTGCGGCTACAACTGGCGATTACCAGATAAGTGTACGTGATGGTGTAGAGCAAGATGCAAACGGCAACTGGGTTGAGAAGTATGTCGCAAGGGATATGTTTGCTGATACTACAGAGGATGGTGTAACCACCACTAAAGCAGAGCACGAAGCTGCTTATCAGGCTACACTAGATGCTAATACCGCAACTGCGAACAGAGCCACAAGAGATGCAAAGCTTGCAGAGACAGACTTCTACGCATTGTCTGACGTTACAATGTCAAGCGAAATGACCACGTATCGCCAAGCCTTGCGAGACATTACAGGGCATGACAACTGGCCTAACTTGGGTGATGACGATTGGCCTACCGCGCCGTAAATGTACAAGTACTAGATACTATGTTATTTTGTAGGTGTAACGAAAACGTGAGGCGTCATGGCACTTGTAGACCTTAAAATCCCACCAGGCGTTTATCGTAATGGGACAGATTTACAAGGCGAAGGTAGATGGCGCGACGTCAACCTGGTGCGTTGGCATGATGGCTTGATGCGACCTGTTGGTGGTTGGCGTAAAAAGTCTACCACTGCTGCTTCTAACAAACTTAGAGGTATGCTTGCCTGGACAGACAACAGCAGCAACCGATACATAGCTTCTGGCACTTACAATAAACTTTTTGCCTACACTAACGCGGGCGTGAAGTATGACATTACGCCAGTTGGATTAAGCGCGGGTCGAGAAGATGCAGCCGCGTTTACTGCGTATGGTTCTGGCTTTTATGGCACCCTCGCCTATGGCGTAGCACGACAAGATACAACAAACATACAACCCGCAACGGTTTGGCATTTGCAGCCGTGGGGAGAGCGTTTGTTAGCTCAAAATGCAGATGACGGTAAAATATATGAGTGGGCCTTGAACACTGGCACCCCTGCCGCGTTATTGAGCAATGCCCCAACTGGTAACGAGGCAATCCTTGTAACTGAGGAAAGATTTGTTTTTGCGTTGGGTGCAGGCGGCAATCCTAGAAAGGTGCAATGGTCAGATCGAGAAGATAACAACACTTGGACGCCTGCTACGACAAATGAAGCCGGTGATTTAGAGCTTGCGACTACTGGCACGATTATGGCCGGTGTAAACGTGCGTGGTGGTTCTTTAATCTTAACAAGCAGAGATGCGCATTTCGCAACATACCAAGGCCCACCCTATGTTTATGGGATAGAGCGTGTAGGTACCGCTTGTGGTTTGGCGGCTGCATTAGCTTGCGTGGTTGTAGATCAAGGCGCGGTGTGGATGGGTGTTAACTCATTCTTTGCATATAATGGTAGCTCAGTTGCAGAGCTAAACAGCGAAGTTAGCGACTATGTATTTAACGACATAAACAAAGCGCAGATCAGCAAAGTCTTTGGCGTATCTAATAGCTTGTATAACGAGATTTGGTGGTACTACCCATCTAGCGGCTCTACAGAAAATGACCGTTACGTTGTTTATAACTACTCAGAAAACACTTGGTATATCGGAGAGCTAGACCGCACAGCAGGCACAGATCGAGGTGCGTTTAGACAACCTATGCTTGCAGATGCTAGTGATATGTACGTTTACGAACATGAAGTTGGTTTTGATTATGGCACGTTAACGCCTTTTGCTGAAACTGGCCCATTTAGGATTGGTACTGGCGATAACGTCATAAGCGTAACTGAACTTATCCCAGATGAGAAAAACCAAGGCGATGTAAATGCTACGTTTAAGTCAAGGTTTTACCCTAATGGCACAGAGCGTAGCTACGGCCCCTTCTCTCTTACTAACCCCACAAGCGTAAGATTTACTGGCAGACAGTTGCGTTTGCGTGTTGAGGGTCAATCACTGACAGATTGGCGTGTGGGTATCAATCGAGTTGATGCGGTAGCCGGAGGGCGCAGATGACGCAATACGCAGCGCCAGAGCCTTATGGTGGTGATTGGAAAGATTGGGCAAGACGTTTGAACGTGTTTCTCAATCGCACACAATCTGCATTAGTTCAGCAAACAGGTGGTGAAAGCGCAAAAGAAAACGGTTATCTGATGTTTGACCGTTCTACTGTTAAGCCAGTAATTAGCCAATCTGGTGCATTTAAAGAAGTTGTTGTTAAGCAATCTGTGCCTGCAAGTAGTGTTGGCGCGTCTGGTGATACTGCCGGTCTTATCAGTTGGGATACGAATTACATTTACATCTGCACTGCAACCCATGACGGAAGTACGAACATTTGGAAGCGTGTTGCTCTTAGCGGAGGTGCGTTTTGATGCATCCAGAGTTTGAGCGTTGCAAACCACACATAGAAGCAGCCCTAAAGTATAGCGGCGGTACGCATGACATAATTGA